TCACGCTCGCGAATGAAAGCATCACGCTCCTTGCGTAGAGTGTCCCAGTCGAGCTGTGTGATCTCGACAAATGGAACGTCCGCTCCTGGATCGGTAAACGGTTCTCGCTGCATGTCAGGATCGGTTTTTGGCTCTTCTTCGGGATCGATGAATCCGGCTCTTTGAGCAGCTTCATAGCGCCCGCGCGCTAGCGCTTTGACCTCTGCGACTGTAATCTCGCCGTCCTTGTTCGTATCTAGGCCCATGTTCTGGGCCCAAATTCGGTGCAGCTGCAGACCGTCGCGCGTCGAGTAATCGCCCTGGCGGCCGAGGACTTCGTGCTCGGTCGCCAGCGCATATTTCGGCAGGAACGTCAGCATGTACAGCGTACCCGGATCGTGTACCCCGTGCGCCATCACGCGGAAAAAACGGTCCACTAAAGTCAGCTGCTCGACGGCTGTCATCGCCGCTACGGTCGTGGGCTCCAGGCCCCAAAGCTTCAGCGTCGACGGCATCCACTGGATAAGTCCAACGGCGCCCCCAGCCGGATTGCGCGCCGCGGGGTGGAACCCTGACTCGATCGACATGACTGCCGCGATCGCATTTGGATCGATGTCCAGTTTGACCCCAAGCGCAATCAACGCCGATCGGAATTCAGGCGTCGTGCGCTCTGCGAGGCCGGGGAATTTGAAGAGGCTCATGTGTCGACCAGCCCGAGGCGACTCGGCACGAACCACCCCTGGAGCTTCCGTTTTAGTCTCGGATCGAAATCGTATATGGTCGAATTGTCGAAGTCGGTCAGCACGCGCTCGCTTATTTTGCAACGCGTCCCATCGCCCCCGCCACCCTCGGCCGTCTCCCATTTGCCCGGCTCCGTTTCACGCAAGAGGAAACCAACGTGGTTGTTGTTGGTGCCCGGATGCTCAATGAAAAACAGCGAGCCTTGCTCGGGTTGCTCCGCGCCAGTCCAGTGCACCCACGCCGGATGGCGCTTGGAGAGTGATCCCAGCCATCCGCCGAACATGGGCCACCCGGCAACGCCGGGCCTTAGGATTTCCCGGTCAGGCGAGCCGCACCAGTAGAGGACTGCCCCGGCAAATACAGCGCAGCTCGTTCGAATCGTGCCGATGTCCCCGCCGCCCTTCACAGCATGTTTCGGATCGCCGCAGCCGACGAAGTAGCGGTAGAGACCGCCTTGCTCTTTGTCGCCGATTGGCCCGTTTGCGAGCACGCTCTCGCAGCAACGGACGATTCGCAGTCCAGGGGACTCTTGCTCCTGCCAGAGGAACGTGAACGGGGGGGCGTCCGTCACGCCTTACGCCTCCGCTCATCGAGCATTTCCTGCGCGTCTTGGCGCAACATGCGTTTCTGATCCGACAGCAACCGACGAGTGTGCTCGGCCGCTTCTCTGCGGTCGTTAGGATCGTCGAGATGGCTCTCGATAAGCTTGAACGCCGCTTCAGCCGCCAGAGTAGCTACCTCTAGAGGGGTCATTCGCAAAGTGCCTTTCCTGCTACTTCGAAGTGCAGCTCAAGAGTGCGGTAAGCCGGGCAGAGTTCGACCTTCTCGTACTTGTCGCACGCACCGCTACTGATCACGTCCTTCGCGGCATGTGTGTAGAGAGCCCTGAGCGCATTGAGCGACTCCTCAGTGCATGGGGGCTTTTTCGGTGAGCATGCGGCCAGGGCCAGCAAGAGCGCACAACACTTCATAGCTCGTCCTTCGTTGCCGGAATGGTAGGCGATGTCTTGTCGACGGGTACAGGCTCAGGCTCGCTTTCGATCACGGGGGGCGCCGCGTCCGGAATAGCGATCACGTCGCCTGACGTCACCTTGACCGGCGCGGCTGTAATCTTGGCCGCCTCTTTGCCTTGGTCGGCCAGACCCTGCCCGAGCGAGTAGCCGGCAATGATTACGGCAACCGCGGCGAGCACGTACCATGGCGCATTCTCGAGACCCACGACGCTGACGCCGACCGCTCCCAGAACGGTGATCCAAAGTTTGCGAGACTTGAGCGCTTCCATTTAACAGCTAGCCTCGACAGACACCCCGTTGCCGGTTTCGAGCTTAGGAGCTTCGTCCTTTGCCTCTCGAATCGCGTCAAGAAACGGCAGGAGCTGGCGGCTCAAGTACTGCTCCGCGCGCTGCCCATTGGGCGCTTGGAGCACAGCGCGTGGGTAGCCCGCGCTAGGCTCCTCTGCAGCCTGCTCGAGCAGAGCGAAATGTTCCGGCTGAATCGGGCCCACGTATGGGAGCGCACCGCAGGACCTGGCCGCATCTTCGAGCCGGATGCCCGCACGGATACCGGGACCCGTCTCGTTGAAACGTCGGTCACTCGCGACCAGATAGGTGATCAAATCCTCGAGGCCGAAGGCAGCCTGGCCCACGGTGATTGGTTCGGGTTTGGTGATGTATTTCATGTGTCCCCTTTACGTGCCCTGGCGCACTTCAGCTTGAATATTCCAGTCCACAGTATCGCCGGTGTTCCCTGTTACGACCGCGCGGATGACGGTGCCGTTTGTGTCGAGCGTGAAGTCCCACGCGGCATCGTCTTCGAAATCCGTATCGATCACGATCGTCGCGCCGACCTGAGTCAGCGTGCCCGACACGCGCTTGAAGAGCGCACCGCGCTTGTAATAGGCGACTTGGGACCCGTCGTCCTTGCGTGCATGTGCGGTTGCCGTGACGAAATAATTTACGTCCTGACTCGGCGTGAAAATCGTGACGTTGGTTGCGGCATTGGTCGTCGTTTGCTGGCGCTTGCCGAAAAGCGTCGATTTGGCAGGCGTCGACCCGCCCGGCGACAGAGTTAGCGTCGTGCCGGCTGAAAACGCGATACTGGTACCGCTGTAGCACGTGACGCCGCTATCGCCCTGCAGTGTCAGCACGCCGGCATCGTTGTAGAGCAAGGCTTGATTCGCAGCGGTCGTGCTGAACGCAGTGCCAACTAAGCCTAGCGCGAGGACCTTGACGCCGCTTCCGACTTCTGCCGCTGTGTCAAATAGGGCAACGCTGCCGTCGGCGGCGACGCGCGCCCGCGCGGTGTTGTTGCTGTATAGGTCGAACGGGTGATTCGACTCTGTCCCGAACAGACCGCCGCTCGTCCCGAGAGCTTGCACCTTGACGATGAGCGCACCAGTCGAGTCGACGCAGCGGATATTCGGGTTGGATGACGCTACACCCGTAACCTGCACGCCGCTATTCCCCTGGAGCGTCAGGTAACCAGCGCTGTTATAAATGACAGCTTGACCCGCTACGGTGGTCAGCGTGCCGCCAGTGATCGCGGCAAGATTCAGCACGGTACCGGTCAGTCCCGCCGCGGCCTCGCTCTCCGTGTCGTTGTTAGTTGCGCTGCCGAATGAGATTGGCGAGCCAGCGGATACGCCGGCGCCGTTCCAAACAGTGAAGCGCTGGTAGGCCGACGCGGTTGTGCGGACTGTCATGTATCCACTGCCGAGCAAGTCTACGTTGACGTTACCGGCGGTGATGCCGGCCCGGATAAAGCACGACGCTGAGGCATTGGCGTCCGCGGGACGCAGGAGCAAGTTCCCGCTCACTGCCTCTATAATGCAGTTGGACGAGTAATAAATACTAAGCAGCTCAAGCTCAGCGCCAGCGTTGTCGCTGTAAATCCGCACCTTGCCCGGCACGGTCGCCGCTGCGGTGCCTACGCCCGATTTGATTAATACGTGGCCGCCGTTGCGGTTGGTACCGGTTGCGCTGGCGAAGGCATTTTGCGCGTGAAGCACACAATTCTGCGGCGCAGCGTCCGTTGTCCTCGACGACTGGGCCAACTGCGGCGACGACGCGGTCTCGTTCCACAAAATATTCGGCGTGGTTAGCGAGAGGGTAGTACTCGTGATCGACGCCCGGCCACTATTGCCGGCGAGAAAATTGATCACGCCCGAGCCGCTTGGCGCGTTCAGGTAGACATCGCTTGTACTGGCGAGGAAGGAGTAATTGTTCGCGTCCGGCACGAGCCCGGGGCCAAGGTAGATGCAACTGTACGTCGTCGGGGCGCCGAGAAATGCGCCTATATTGGCCACAACAGTCGCGCCACGCTTTACCTGTAGAAATGCTTCGTCCGTTCCGCCGTTGGTTGGCGCGCTCAGCTGGGCGATAAGCGACCCCGGCGTGCGATTTGCGCCAGTGGCTGAAATAACCGGCGCTTGCGGCGTAAGGGTTAGGCTCTGCGGCGCCGCGTCGGTTGTCCGTGCAGCTTGCGAAATCGAAGGGCCCGATACCGTTTCGCCCCAAACAATCCCTTGCGCGATTCCCAGGCGCACGCCTCCGACTGACGCGGGGCTTGCACCGATGGCAACGAAGTCGCTTCCAGTCGCAGCAATGCTGAGCAGCGTCGCGGATTCATCGATCAGAGCCAGCCCGCCTGGTGCGCGGACTGTGAGCTGCGATCCGCTTGCGTAGACCAGCGCTCCCGCGGATGGGCTGCCGCTTGGGTCCTGCGTGGCATTGGCAAAGTAAATCGCCCCCTCCGCGTCCTCAAGATCAAAGGAGGTTCCGACCGCAAGCGCGGTTGTCGCGCGCAGCGTGACCACCACCGGTGTGGTTGACCAATCGTTTGCGGTGCCGTCGCTGGCAAACACCGAATTTGCGACCCCGATCGGTACGATCGAATCCGGGACAAATGTCAGGGTCGTAACATCCAAAGTGATCGGCGGATCGGTCGCGAGCACAAACATGCTCTCCGCGTAGATCGTGCCGTCCTCGATCGGTACGCGCATGCCTGTTGTGAATTCATCGCTCGCATTCGCGTCACTAGAGCGCGTTAGGATAAACGGATTAGACCCGTCGCCGACCTGTGTGACGTCGTAAATCCCGTTATCGGCCCCGGCCGCCCCCTGGGTTAACAGCAAACGATCTCCGCCTGAGAGCGTGACACCGTCGATCGTCGGCAGGGCGCCAAACGAATTGGCCGTGATGATGTCCCCAACCTTGGTGTAGGCCGGAAGCGCGACCGGAGTCGCGGCGCGTACTGGCTGAGCAAAGCCACCGCTCGAAAACGTTAACGTCGTGATGCCCGTAACAGCGCTGTAGGAGAGCGTAACGCCGCTCCCGGTCACCTGAAGCGGCGAGGACGGCTGGACGGTGCCGGAGCTGTCCAGGAGTGCTGTTACGGCTTGCGAGAAGTAGCGATCCAGCCAGGACGTCACACACCTACCCAGTGTTGGCCGGAGCCGATCATAGATATATGACTAGATGTGACATCAAATGCTTGTGCGATGTCCACGTGCCGGTAGCCTTTCTTGAGCCAGTGTCGGATCAGTTTTACGTCCCATTCGTCCAGCTTGGAGCAGCGTCGGTTGCGATTCTGCTCCTCGTATGTTGCCCACCGGATGTTACCCGGAGCGTACTGACCATTGTTGTCGATGCGATCGATCGAGTGTCGCGCAGACGGCCGCGGTCCCATGTAGTGGCAAAATGCCACCGGATCGTCGCGCCAGCCCGGATGCATCGTGATACCGCGTCCACCGTAGCGGTCGTAGAAAGGGCAGCGCTCATTGAAGCATCGCTCCTTGATCGACTGCCAGGCCTTGTAGGCTGGAGTCCGTGAGAGCTTATGCTGCTCTGGGATGCCGGCTGCTCTGCGTTTCTCCGCCAGACGAGCCAACATCTTTTCACGCACCCGCAGGTAGCGTTCCCGCGTATACGCCGGATCAGCCTGACGTCGTGCGCGCGCCCTAGCATTCTCAGCCGCTCGCCTTTCCTCGTCCGTGAAGTAGAGCTTTTTCATCAGAACACCACCGCGACAAGCGAATAGTCCCCGTAGAACGTTACCGTTTCCGAACCAGTGGCGAATCCGGTGAGGCAGATATCCAGGTTGCCGCCCGCGAGCGGGTACGAAAGGAATCCCAACATAGTTACCGGGGTGATAACGCCGTTGGCGACCTTTTTTTGCGCTCCGTCGAAGCGCGTGAAACCGGAGCTAGATGCGCCTGGAGCATAAGCCTTGTATCCGATTCCGATGCCTCCGGCCGCACCACTAGTGTCGGCGTTGGCCTGGTAGATCACGAGCACCCGCTGATTAACGCTGAGCTTGTCCAGCGTGAAACGGGAGTTAGAAAGCTCGACAGTCGAAGCGCTAGGAGCCCCGCTGCCGTTGGAGCCGAACACGGAATCGTTATTTGTGGCTAGCTCCACGATGCGCGGCAAGCCTTGCCCTAAAAAGTATGGGCTCAGGAATAGGAGCCCCTCAAGCAAGGCAGTCCGGTCGGCCAAGTGCTCCAATGCGACGTTGACGGAAGCCGCGTCGCGCGCCTCCCCGTCGCTTGGAATCGCGAAGGTGCTAGGACTGGTTACAAGCTTGTAGAAACCGCCCGTGGCTCCACCGACTCCGACCCCGGTTGATCCATCAATCGTGAACTTCGTTGTGTCGACTACCGTGACGAACCAGAAGCCGTTAATTCCAACGTTAACTTCGTGGTCGTGTACAAATATTGTGTCGCCAGTTACCAGTCCGTGCGGCGTGGCTGCGGTCACTTCCACGTCGGAAGTATTCGTGGACGACGCAATCCCGATGGGGGTAGGGACTCCAAGGTTTCCGCCGCGGCCGTTATAACTAGATGGCATGATGCTTCCTCAGTGAAATGGCCAAGCGCTCTGCAGTGTCTGCCCCGTGCTGGCCCAGCCGTCGCAGTAGCGGCCGGAGCTAGGCCGCGCGCGATCGTACAAATTGCCCACCGTCTTGCCCCAACGCCCCCACGTCCCGTCGGGATTGTCGGTGCCGTTGGCCGCACCGGTCGGTGTACAGATCGCATCGTCGAGCGCGATCACAATCCACCTACACCACGAGCCCGCACGCTTGGCGAGCCCAACGATTCCGCGAATACTGCTAATTGTGGACGCTGGCACGCCCAGGCCCCACGACTTGCTAGTGTCTCCCCACAGGTCGCCATCACCCCATAGGCCTTCATCCCCGGCCCATTCGTTGCCGCTTGTGGCCGTCGAGTAGATGATCAGCCAGTATCGCCACCACGCGTTAATCCCGACCGGGTGCGGATCGCCTTGGTTGTCCCAGTTCCAGGCAACGGTCCCGGCCTGGTAGCTGGCCGGCAATGCAGGGTCGACACCTGGAGCAAATGACACCCAATGGGATAGATTGCTCACAATGCGCGCGCGCGGTGCGAAGGCTTCCAAAAACCCTAGCACCTGACGCAAGACACCGGAGTCAATGCCGGCCAACTGCCAGAGCGAGAATCCCTTACGTAACCGCGTCGCATATTGCGCGTCGGTCTCGCCCGGTCCGCGAGGCATTAGTCGATCGGCGCCGATCAACGGTAAGGCCGAAGCGTCAGCCAAGCCCGGCATGCGCGCCTTAAGCGCTTGCTCGGTCTTGTCCAGTAGCGCATCACCGAGCAGACCGATCGTGTAGAGAAACTTACCGCCAGCTTCCCGCGGATCGCTCAGCCAAGGAGGGGCCAGCGCTAAGAGCGAGTCTCGGATACTCATACCGTGGCCACCGTAATGGTTACGGTCCCCAGGACAGCGTTTTGCAGCGACGTCAGCGCGAAGTCTGCAGCGGCTCCTCCAAGCAAGAGTGAGTCGACCCGCTGGACATAGGACTCTGAGCCAGAGACCTTTCCGGCTGCGTACAGAATGCCCTCAATCACCGATATCGGGAGGAGTCCCGAGTAGCCACCGATCGGGAAACTCGCAAAGAAAGCAGCGAGCGCCACTCCCGCGGCGGACAAGTAGGCCGAGCCTTGTGCGGCAGGGACGGTAACGGTCGCACTGATCGAAACCGTCGCGGTGCTGGCAGCGAGCGTGCTTTCGGTCACGGCTTGGCCAACAACGCGTTCCTGGAGTAGCAGATCCAACAAACCCAGGTCGCCGCCTTCCAAGCTGCCACCGGTGGTGTAAGCACCATTTCCCGCGGAGCCGACCAGCTCCACGGTGGTACCCGTAATCGTTCCTGCCTCCCAAAAACCGTTTGCGGCCGTGTTACCCTCGACGCCGGCGATATAGACCGTGTCACCGGTGAGCAGTCCGGTCGTATCAGCGATCGTGATAACAATCGGCGTGGCGTTGGTCGCGTTGGTGATCGGCGCCTGGACGATCCCGGCCGGTGCACCCGTGGCATTAGCAACGATCACATTTACCGTGCCGGTTGTGGTGTCGGTCAGCACTATCACCTTGGTGATCGCCTGACTCAGATTCACCGTGCCGAGGACGTTGCCGGAGAATGCGAATGCAGATTCGGCAAATAGAGTTAACGCCGAGAGCGTGACATACGCATACGCGCCAGCCGCCCCACCGGGCGAGATCGACTGCAGTCGGAGCAAACACCTAGCAGCAAGCGCCACGTTGCTTTCCCAGGTGTCGCCGACGAAAGATCCGGTGTTGCTGCAGTAAACTCCGGGATAAGTGGTAACCAGTTGCGTGATCTCTCCCGGCGCAGCTGTGCCATTCGGACCGGCAAAGTCAGCTTGAATATTTGCCGTCACCGGAATGTATGCGCCGTTCGTTACGGTGCCAGATAGGGTGCCGGCCGCGAGCCCGCTCGTGAATGTGACGACGCCAGTTCCGGAGTTTACGGTCAGTAGACGCTGGAAAGTGTTGTCAATGCCGGTCAGGCTCTTGGTCGACAGCACACCAACAAAGAGCACGTCACCAGCGACTAGGCCTGACGTGCTTGAGAGCGTGAGGCTAACCGTGGAGCCTCCAACCGATCCGGCGGTCACATTGCGCCCGGTCGATGGTGACAACGTTAGGCTTGAGGTATTGGAGTAAGTTGGCTGCGCGGCGGTAGTGGCCGCGACGTGAAATTGACCCGTCGCAAGCGGACCGACCGTGCTCGCGCTAGTGTTGACGAGATAGAGCACCCCGGCTGCGTAGGTTTGGGGGAGTCTAAACTCGTCGTAGAGCTGCTCGGCCAAGACATCGAGCCAACCAAGCGCCCCACTAGGATTGGCTGATGCATCGGAGGGGTCGGCCGTTACGGGGTTGGTGATTACGGTTCCGTCAGGCTTGATGAAGGTTACTGTCCCAGTCGCAGCCCATTGCAGGAAGCCGGCTTGGGCGAAAGCCGAAACCAAGGCGTCTTGCTCGGCCAGCCCCGATGCGGTGATCGCCAGAATCGTGCGTGCCATCCCGCCCGATTGCCAGGAGGTAACCGGCAACTCGACCGTCTCGGCAACTGACAGCTGTTTGCCAAGCCAAGAGTCAGTAGGCGTTACCGCACTACTGATGCCGCTCGGAGCGGGCACGAAAAGATCACTAATCGGGAGTGTCACGCGGTCACCTGCAGGAGGCTAACGGTAGCGTCGCGAGCCGCAACAACCAAACGAAATGGTCCCTGCGCGTCCCCGACTACCAATCCGACCGTGAGCACGCCCAGCACGAAGCTAGCTGTGCCGGAGCAGGACACCACGCGCTCGTCCTTGAGACACTCGGCCGCTGACTCCGATGCGATGCGACCGAGCTCCGCGGGCCCGATGTCGTCATTTAGCTCTCCCAGTAAATCGTAGCCATAATCCGGATCGTCAATCAATCGTCCGTTTGGCGTTTGAAGGCGACGCACCAAGGCTTCGGCGAGAGCGCGCCGTCCCGAAACGGATTTCATCGCAGGATCCATCCCGGTCATGCTGGCGTTCATCGCGACATCTACGCCGTAATCCGTCATAGAGGTAACCTCTGAGCTTTTACCACGACCCCCACGGCATCTAGCTCGACCTGAGTAACAGGCCCAGGGGTTAGTACGACATTTCCGGAAGACGGGACGTTTACCGTATCGCCGTAGCAGATCACTGCTCGCGCCTCACCGGCCACATCCATACCCCCCACTATGAAAGGCTGCGTAGGTACACCGTCGAGAAACCCGACGGCTATTGTCGAGCCGGATTGTGGTTTGCAATTTAGCCCAGCTACGCCGTTACGCAGCGGAATCGCGACCACCGGCGGCAAAGAGAGGGATGCGTTAAGCGCGCGCGCGGTGACCGTGCTCCCGTCGCTGCTTTCAACGACGTAGCCATACGTACCGAGAAACGTAAGCCGGCTCACTTCGCCGCGAATGATCTCGCGGAGTGCGGCCATCATGCGGTCGGGCTCGTCGGACGGGCCCGACACAAGCACCGTGTGGCGCAGCTTACCCTCGTTGTCGCTCTCGATATGCACCATATTGATAGCTTGAGTGTCCAGCACGAGGGCGTTTGAAAACGTGGCACCCGGCACGAATTCCGCGTAGCTCTCGGTCGAGATCACGAATTCACCGCGTGCTGGATCGAAGCTGTTAACGAGAAAGTCCCCGGTGATGGCCGCGGTCGGCCGTGCGCTAAGTTGTGTCACGCCTGCGCTGTCCACGTACCACGCTAGACCGACCAGCTGACGCAAGATACGTTGCGCCGGAGCTGCTTCACGTAGGAAGTAATCTCCGATCGCTTGATTACTGGCGCCCGCGACCGTTTCCCCGACTTCAGCCGCAAGGTCGCGAGCAATGAGAGCCGTGCTGATGCCACCCGGCAGGCGGTACGCTCGCGCGCCCACATCCTTTCGCCAGCCGCCATAACCACCCACGATGCGGGCCACGCGCTGCCCGGCAAATACGGCTTGCCGGTAGATGGTCCCTACTAAAGCCAAATCCCCGCACGTAAGCGTTGCCGTTGCCGCAAGATCGGTAGTGTCGGCAAAGCGCAGGTCGGCCACCCAAGCGCCGGTAAAGGGCAATGTCAGCGACCCCGAGTGAGCGCGAAATCCGCCGAAGGAGAGAAACTCGTCCGTCACTGGGTTGCGCTCTCTCCCTCTGAGTTGAATTTACCCCAGAGCTTTTCCACTTCTTGCTCTTGCGCGCTTGGGCCGCTGAGCGCTTCCTTCAGCTGATTCGTGAGCGCATCGCCTTGATTGGCGACCGACTGCGCAGTGGCTTCGGTAGGTGTGAGCTTTTTGGTTCCTTTCGCGGTGCCGACTGCCGATCCCTTAGGCTGCGGCGTGTACTCAAGGAACTTGCACTTGGACGAAAACATCAGCGTTGGCGAGCGAGTCAGGATACCAATCTCGACGCACACAACGGAGTTGATTCCAAGATCGTCCAAGAATGGGTGAAAGATTTGGATCGCCTCGACTTGCTTTTTCGTCGGGTCGTACTTCAGAGCCTTGATGAACTCCGCCCATTCTTGGAAATGGTTGTGCCCCGTTCCCATGGTGCCGTTGTCCCATAGGAAAAATTCAATCTCCCCAGTTCCCGGCGGGAGCTGCGTGAAAGTGATCGTGGAGCCCTTGGTGCCCTTTCCCTTTTTGACATCGAATTCATGCTCGCGCGCCCAGCCGCTTAGAATGCAGTAGCCAGGGCTTAGAATGCCGGGCGAGCCCCCGATCTGCACGACGTCGTGCACCCACGGGAAGCGGAGCGGGTCGATTATTCCTGAGCCCACTATCCGAGTCCTTGCGCGAGGGCCATTCTTTCAAACGTGGTGGCCACCATGATCTCGGTGATTTCTTGGGCGCTTGCACCGGCGCCATCGATGTTGATTGCGCCGATATGAATGACCGCACCGCCGCCACGTGACCCTCCCGTCGCCGCACTGGCGGCCCCTCCCGCGGCCGCACCCGCAAGCGCCCGTGTGGCGCCAGACACGCGCGGGATAGATCTCTCCACGCCTTGGGCTAGCCCCTCACCGAGCCCCTTGTGACCGATGTCCAGCATGACCTTTGACGGCGACGCGATCCCTAGCGCGCCCTTGATTGCGCCCTTGACTTTGTTCGCTAGGTCCTTGGCAGCCTGCACGGCCTTTGCGATTCCGCCGGATATGCCGCTAACGAGCCCATCGATCAGTCCCGAAGCGGCTTCCGCTCCGGCCGATGCGATGTCAATAAAAGTATTCACGGCCCCAACAAATTGGGTCACCACACCGATCGTAAACGCTAGCCCGACGGCCAAATTTTCGATTAAGCCGGTGAAAAGCTTAAGAACGCTCATCGCAGTGTCGCCCCCGCCCATCGCATCCCAAAGCTTTGTAAGTTCTTTACCAAGAGGCTTAAGTGCAATGCCGACCCTGAGCGCAGCAATCGCAACGGTGATCAAAACAGTCTTAATCGCTGGAAAAACCTTGGCCGAGGCCTTGGCAATCGCGTCGAAGGCCCCGGTGATTACCGCTTTCATCGCTTTTCCCGACGCTGAATTCCCGTCGAATAGAGCCGTTATCGTCTTCAGCCCATTCAGAAATGGCTCCAGGTTCACGCCGTCAAATAGTTGCGCAATCTTCTCGTGGAGGCCGGCCATTTGCGCCTTGAATCCAAGCGCCATCTTTTGGGCACCCCCGGCAAACTTTTTATTCAGCGCTTCGTTAAGCAAATCCGTCGTCACAATCCCTGGCTTGAGAGCTCCCTCCAACTTCATGCTCGCGATCGTTTTCGCCGTGACCTTGGCCTTGCCACCTCCGGCTTCGATCTTCGCGAAAAGATTCGTCGCGGCCTGCCCCGCGGATTCACCCATTACCGCTGAGGCGTCAGCGATCCCGGCGAGCGCATTCTTCAGCTTTTCACCCTTGAGCCCGGCGCTCGCGAGGTCAGTGCCCATCTTCGTGAGCGCGTCCCCGGATGCGATTCCGGTGGCTGCCAGCGCATCGATCTGATCGTCAAGCTCCGCAGCGGCCTCCGCCGAGCCCAGCAACACCTCAGCCTGAATCAACATCGTGCGCTGAGCGTCGGATGCCTCCAAGGCAAACTTGGTAAGGGACACGGCAGCATCGAGCGCCGCACTGGCGATTTTGCCAAGCACCGCGATCAAAGTCCCCCCCGCCGCAACCGCGATCCCGATCGGGCCGGCCATCGCGCCCAAGCCACCGGCCAGACCTTCGGCTCCGCCAGCCGCCTCACCGAGGCCGCTGGAGACGTTTGGTAATTGCGACGTCAAGCCCGATAGTTTGGACCTCTCCTGCTCCAATGCTGCGGTCAGCATGTGCGAGTCCGCGGTGAGTTTTTTGTGCCCGCCCACGTCCCCTAACGCGTTTGCTTTTGTTAGTGCATTTGTGGTCGCCTTAAGGGCACCTTCCAGGGTCTTTACCGCTTCGGCGGACTTTTGGGCCTCCGCAGCTATATTGCCCTTCAGGTCGACCTCGTAAACAAATGCCACGGCAGCTCACTCCTTCGTCAAAAAGGCGTGTATGGCCCTCACGGTGTCAGCAAACAGTATCCCCGCGGCTTCCGCTCGCGGTGTCTCATCGCCTCGAAACCACGCGCTGAGCCCTTCGGCGAACGGGTCGGCACTCTCTTGGAATGCGGCGAGCTCAGCGCGGATCATTTTACATCCGCCTTGCCGGCCGCCCCCGTGAGGTCAAGTAGCGCTTGCCCGCACGCTTCCGGGATACCTGGCCAATCGTCTAGCAGGGCTTCGATGCCCGCAGCATCGAGTTTTGGCCACACGATGAGCTTGCGGACGAGCATTTCCTGCGAGTCGGCCTTTAGCCCTTCGTCATGCGTCTGCGAGCGCCAGAGCTTGTATTCCGGACGCGACGGCTTGCGTAGCACGACGCACCAAATCGGCCCCTCTCCATTTGAGCGGACAGCCTTGACGACGGCCGTCCGCTTGTACTGCGCGTCGAGCGCGGCGATTTCTTCCTCAGTCGGTTGCGGCATGGATCTCTCCTCGGAAAGACCGAGTGCTCCGTCCGCGCCACCTCGGTGAGTATGTCTCTAACTGTTACGTACCCGGAGGCGGCAAGAGCGGATCGATCAGATCGTCCTTGCCGTTGAATAGGATCTTGATCGGGTTCATCTCGAATTTGCGCGATAGAGCGTCGGGGCTAACGCCGTGCCCGACCTCTGTCGAGTCGAGCGTACACCCTAGGATCGTATCGGTGATCTGGTCGAAGCCATTCTCGCTGTACATGACGACTACCGAAAAGGATACGTCGGCGTACCCGCCCCCGTTGATCCCTCCGGCTGCAGCCGCTTGCTGCGAAAGCAAGTCCTGCAGCTGGTTGAACTCCGCCAGGTAAAGCTCAATGTCAGCGGTGTATACGTTGCGCCCGCGCGTCTTGCCGAGTGGATCCGGCGAGCCGGCCTCGACCATGCTTCTCGTGCGCTTGCGGCTGTAATTGATCGACTTGCGTCCGATCACAATTTGGCCGGCAATGTGGAGCTCGATTGAGCTCCAATCGTGGCGCACGCCGTTCACCAGAGGTACGGGGATCGGAGTCGTTGCCATTAGGCCGCCTGTTCAGAGTTGAGGAAACTTATCGTCACGTTCTCGGTGAGCACGTAACCGCGCGCGTTAATCGTCACCGCCACGTTAACCGCTTCAGTGCTCCGCACATCGGTGCTTCGGTTCACGACCACGCTATATCCGCTGATCATGTTTGCGGCGAGCATGCGGGTCTTGAGGGCAGTCCCGAGGGCATCTTCAATCGCGCGGGCATCATTCTCGACGAGCGTTCCGTTAGTATTGAGCCGGACGTCCTCGTTAATGACCTCTTGGCCGACCTCGTGAACGATCGTGCAGGCGCGATCCATCACCAGGCCCAGCGGGAGGATGGTGAATGCGCTACCCGGTGTGCTGCTCAGGTTTGGATTGACGATGTAAAAGGCAACGCCAAGCCCGCGACGGGTGCGCGCGCTTGTCATGCGTAGGGCATCGATGCCCGGGTTGATGTTTTCGTCGTGGTAGATAAACCCGTCTTGCGGATCCGTCGCTGGATTGACGACGATCGTAGATAGGGCCCGGTCCTTGACGCGCCCGGCATGGCGCTGAGGAGGGATGGCAACCTCGCGTGCGGCCAAGGACCAGGCAAGCGGGCGCCGGTAGCTGGAGCTCCCAGTGAGAGCCAGCGGATAGGCCGACGGAGTGTTGTAGTACCCGGCGCACGGGCAAATCCGCAGCCCATTGTTTCCGGTTGTTGGGCTCGACAAGAGTCCGAGCGCAGTGATCCACGCGGCCTCACTCTCGCCGCTACCGCCAAAAGCGGACGGGCAGGAGGCGTCGCGCAGCGTCACAATCGCGCGCTCAAACAGGTAGCTCGCGGTCAGTGCGTCGAGAGTCCCGGTGCTGCCATTGGATAGCGCTGAGATATCCGATGCGGCCATCGCGGGCCCGTTGCCCGTAGTGCCGCCCGCACCGCCGCCAACGATATGCACGCTCCCCACGTCCGCGTTGCTGTACGGGCTCGCCTTGTACGCGGCGAAGGCCGCCTGGATATCAGCAATCGCCCAAGCGGGTCCCTTCGTGCTCCATTTGATTAAATTGCCAGCGACAAGCGTTTGCGCGCCAGTGCCCAGCGTTAGCACCATGCCGGTGCTCGGGATTGTGTACGTAAGCGCGGTGCCAAGTGCGACGATTGGCCCGTAGTTTCGGCCAGCGTCGAGGGAGAATTGAAGCGTGATTCCGGCCGTGGCAAGGGCTCCCCCGGCAACGACTTTCACAACGACGTAGTAATCGCTAAATGCGCCCTGCGTAGCGTCCACCGCAACCGATGGGGCCGTTGCGGTGCCAAGGCTTGCGCCTGTACCCTGCGACAGCACGGGCGACGTTGCGGTGCCCTTGGTTGTCACGGGCACGCTCATCGCGAGCACGGTACCGCCGGCCAGCGTAGCAAGCGCGGACGCCTCGACTAGATCGCATGGGCCGAAAGATGCCAGGAGCGTTGCCGGCGACTTGGTCGCCACGACTTGATTGTTGGCCACCGCGGCCGATGCTTGCGTCAGATTTCCACACCCGATCACTAGCTGTGTGCTCTGCAGCGGCACGTTGACGGCTGCGGAACCGTTGTCGACAATCGTGATGTTTACATCGCCATTGCTCATCGGTTCACCCTAGATCGATTGGTGTGGAGGTCGTGCCATCCGGCAAAATCATCGAGACGGTCGGCACCGGTCTTGTCCCGATCGGCGCGAAAGAATACAGCACGTCGGGCACCGGCACATCGATCTCGAGATTCCAGATCGCGTAGCGGCCAAGTATCTGCAATTTCGTCGCGTCGTCCGCCGAGCTTTGCCAGCGCATAGGCCCAGGCCTGTGTATGCCATGCACGAGATCTGCCAGTGACTGCAGAATGATCAGCGCGAGCGTTGCCGTCGCGTCCCAGTCCGTATCCGGATTCGTGATCTGCGTTTTTGGCGTGGCTGTGTTGTACGTGCAGCCCCATAGGTGCACCTCGTACAGTTGCCGCTCCGTCCAGAGCGGGCGTTGCTGCATCGCCGCTAACTGCTCGGCGGTCGGCGCGAGCACTGCTTCGGCTGTCGCACTGGTACCATCGCCCGTGATCGTCACAGTCGGGGCGCTTGTGTAGCCGGAGCCCATAGCCGTCATCTGGATCCGATGCACAACACCCGACAGCAAGACCGCCGTCGCTGTTGCCTGGACTCCGCCGGCAAGATTCGGAGCGGAAATCGCAACGGTCGCCGTTGTGTAGCTCTTGCCGTGATTCAAGACGAATACCGAGAGGACCCCCGCGCCCTGCGGCACGGTCACGGCCGCAATCCCATGCCGCATAGATGCGTCGCGCGGGAGAAATTGAGACGATTTCGGGACGAATACGATTCGGTTCGGGCTCGCGTTCTCCGCGATATGCTCCGGGCCTAGCAGGATGCTTCCGTCCACTAGCGGGGGCAGATTTGCCGCTGCGATCCTTGTCACCACGTCCGTGCTGATCGTTTGCACGAGGTAAAGCCATTGCATTGCTCACCGCGCGCCCCCAAGGATTTTGGCACCAGCCTCTTCGATGGCGCGGTCGATCGCTGCCGACCATTCAGCCGGAAGCGGACCCGTTGGCAGAATCGGACGTGCCAGCATGCGACCCGTGCCGACCTGATGAAACGCACCGTACGACTCGCCGATCTCGATACGGATCCCGGCGCCCTGCGCGGCCGTCACCGAGACATTACGCAATTCACCCGTGTCAGTTAAGGGGGGAGCGCTTCGTCCACGAGCGACCGTGGTAGGCGCGAGAGGAGCCCACGCCGCGCCGTACGGGTTGGCACCGTCGTCAAATTCCTTTTGGATAAGTTGCTCAATCGCTTCAGCCGCGCGCGGCGCGGCCTTCGACGGTACGGTCGCGAGCTCATTAAGAGCGCGCGTGATCGTCGCGAGGGCAGCGGCGCCAGCGCTCATCGGTCCCCCTTATACTGTTGATTAATCAGCGCGACGATTCCGGTGGCCGTAGTGCTCGCAATCTTGATCCACGTAAACGCCAGTTTGATCGGGATGCCGGCTGCGGCCGGCACAATGACGGACGTCCCACGCGCGGTGACAAGATTCACATTGCCGGCAGCTCCGACAACGAACCCCGCGGCAGGCGAATTGAATTGCGCCACCGTAGCGTGCGGCGTGACTGCCACCGCATCGTCCCAGCTCTCTTCGGTGATCATACCGAAGGCACTCCTCCACTGTTTTCGCCCCATCCGCGCGCAGCGCTCGATTGCACCTGAGGTAGATCCGCCCCGGAATTGGTCAGCATCGTCGAGTTAGGCGTAACATCCGGGTGAATAGCCTGGCGCTGTACTCCTGGAAACCACCCGTTTCCAGGCGGAAGATTCGGATTACCGATCGCCTCGTAATATCGACGCAGGACGCTCTGGTCGGCACCCGCAAGCGCGTTAAACCCGCGTGCCTCCATTAGCAAATAACAGGCGATATACGCAGTCATCTGCGTCAGGTCCGAGCCCCACGCCAGCAAGAGCGGCTGAGCGTACCCGCCCTGTCCGTCGCTTACGCCATAGCGCCCGCGCAGGTAGGAGTCCGCCCGAGCGCTCGCGGCGACGCATGCAGCCTGTTGCTGCGCATTGGTCGTCGTGGCGAGCGCGGCCGGCGCCAGATATGACGCGAGGTCACTAGGCTGACAATATTGCGCCGGCATAGCTCACCGTTAGGATGGTCCGCTGCGCGCTGCTAAGAATGCAAATGACCAGGCCGGCGCCGCACGCGCCCATGCTCCCCAAAGGAAATGGTGCGTGTCAAACACAACCGGATCCTGCTCGTTCATACGAGGCACGATCTGCGGAGACTCACGAAGCGCCCACGTAAACGGCTTCATGGGCGCGGACGCATCCATGAGGTACCAAGTGTAAACGTTTTTCAAAAACTTATTCTCAAGCCCAGTGACACCGAAACGCTTAAGAGGATTGTCTGCCGCTCCGACCTGGCTGGTGATATTCACGCCCCATTGAGGGGGCGCGAAAAATGTCGATCGGAGGATCAACTCCACCTCGGCCTTGAGCTGCGGCGCGTGCATGAGCGTGTCAGGCACAACACCTAGGGGTTCATTGTCCTCCCCCTTGAGCGTCGACATGTACTCCCACAAAGTCGTAAACGCGACCGGGCTAAGCGCGCCCCCGACCGTGGTCGAGATGGTGCCGCCGCCGCTCTTCGGGTAGGCGATAGCTACGCCACCGCCCGTGAAATCGTTTACGTACGTGCCTTTCGTCGCGTCATACAGATCGATCGGGTGCGCCGTTGACCAGTTTGCGAGACCGTCCAGTCCCGCTTGCGAGACCGCGTCGGAGTAGGCGCCAGACGCCTCGAGCAGATCTCGGAGCTCATAGTCCGGCCAGCGCTTGATCTGAGCCGCCATGTCCGGGAGCATGCGGTAGTAGAGACCAAATTGATCATCATCGAGCTTGAACCGATCGATCGAGTACGTATCCTCGTACGGTTTCGGCACGACCGAGTAGAGCTGCGGAGACGGCTCGTGCACGTGGCGAGGTCCCGACCAGATGCGCATCTTCGGCATCTTTCCCGTCCACCCCATCGTCCAAATCTCGCTTGAGACCGGTACGGTGGTAGCGATCTTCGGGGCGACCAAGTCGACGGAGAGCGACGTATAGATCGACCCCCACATCGTGTTGACGTTGGTGATGAAAACGTTCAGTCCAGCGGGGGTGATCACGAGGGGCCTCCAGGAGCACTGTTGGTACCGAGCTTGACCGCGACCGGGCCGAGCGCTCCGGGGTAGGCCGTGTCATACGCCTCAATCACTCCGGCAATCGGGAGCGATCCGGCTGTCATCGTCACCGTGGTCTCGTCAAGCAGGTAACAGATCGCTCCGACGTTGGCCTGCGTTACGGCCCCACCGCCGGTTGCGCTCGCGAGGAAGAATGTCCCTGTAGCGATCTCGACCGTGACGTCACCGTCACTTGAGCCGCCCGTGATCCCCGGCGCGGTGTCCGCTGTGCCGGGGCCGGCTTTCTCGATCAGGCCCCACACAACATCAGTAGCGCTTGCGGGCGATGTCGCTGCGACCAGATAGCCACTGCGCGTCAGTGCGACTGAGCCGCGGTAGACCTTCTCCGAGGCTTTTAACGGTTGATTGACCGGCTGCGTCGAGTTTCCCGGCGTGCCGTATCGAACGATTTTAACATCGGCTGTGAGCGCCATTAGAATCTCCCCGCTCCATTTGAGCTCGCGGCACGTTCACGTTGGGCAGCGATCATCTTTTTCCGTACGTCCTCCCGTTGCGCTTCAGGCACCGCAAGACACGCTTCGTCGATTTGTGCGAGCACCGCACCTGGAAGCTCGGCGCCCGAGCGACGCGACGGAGCTATGAGCTGTTCTTCGTCGATTGCGACGAGCGGCTGCTTTCGCATCGAGAGAAAGTCTTTCACGAAGCGGCTCGACTTGCCGCGCAGGTCTTTCGCCTCGTGTCGCGTGATACGGCGATTCGCTAGAGCGCTATCGATCGCGAGCGTTTTCTTTTCACTCGCACGCTCCGCTGAGATTTTGCGCACGCGCTTAGCGGCGAGCTGGCCTTCGGCGATCATCGCCGCCAGCGCACCGACCGCGCGCTGCCCGCGCTTGCCTGTTGCTGACTGAGCAAGCGCTAAGAGTTGAGTAGCGGCCCTTTGGGTTGCCTCTTCTTCCTCTGCGTCGTCGTCGGCCTCTTCTTCGGATTCGGCCGCGTCAGCTTCCTCTTCGGAGCCGGCTGCCTCCTCTTCCTCTTCAGCTTCCTCGGGAGGCTCCGATTCGCTTCCCTCGGTTGAACCGATCTCTTCCTCTTCGATCTCTTCGGTGCGCTTTATGCGCTTCGTGTGGCGCGTGCCGCCTTCATCCGCCGCATCTTCCTCGCTGCCCGCGTCGGCGGGAGGAGTTTTCTCTGCGGCGGCGAGCTCGCCCTTGGCGCGCGCCAGGGCTTTTTCCAATTTCGCTACCGCTGCCCGCTTGTGCTTCGCGCTCAGCTTTTTGGTCATCGGGTTAGTCTCCGGAGATCTGTCGTTTTCTGTCATGGTCTTGGCCTGGCGGTCAAGACCTGGATTTTGGTCAAGCCCGGCACGCATGGTGCTTATGGTCTTTTCGAGACTCCACACCGCATCAGCTAGACCCGCGTCGACGGCGTCTTGACCGTCGAATGTATCTGCCTCCAACGCCTTGATCGTCTCAACCGATAGGCCGCGTGCTTTTTGCACTAACCGGTAATAGAGGTCAGCTAGGTGATCGACACGCTTTTGCAGGTGTGCCACCGTCTCTTCCGTAAGCTCCACGTCCGGGTTGCCGTCGGCTTTTCGTGCGCCACTTGTTACCACCGCAACCTTTAGCCCGGCCATCTTATTGGCCTTCGTTGCGTCGACCAGAGTGCTCGTCACGCCGATCGATCCGATCTCGGCTGCAGGGGGTAGGTAAATGTCATCTGCGACGCACGCCAAGGCGTATGCAGCCGAGCAACATTTTTCGTCGGCGTAGGCCCATACGGGTTTCCCGGAGCTCGTTTTCAGCTTCCGCATGGCATCCACGGTCGCGTTGAGACCGGCCGCCATGCCGCCCGGAGAGTCAATTTTCAGGAGCACGGCGCGTACGTCGTCGCTCGCAAGCGCGTCGTTGAATCGCGCCATGATCGATTCGTAGTCGTCAAAATACATCCACGTGTTGCCGGGCTTGCTCTCAAGCGGCCCCTCGATTGTCAGCACGGCAATTCCGCCCTCGACGATTTCCGCGCACGCTTCCTCACGTGGCGCGTAGCTCGCGGCCATAGCGTGCGGATCGATGAGTAGGAGAGTTCCCGCCTTGCGACCCTCTGCGAATTTGCGCGGCCCATCGAGCGACGCAAAGCGAGCGCGTAGCGTTTTCTCGCCACGCTCGAGTGCGGCCACCGCGCGGTGATGTCCGTTGTGAAGGTAAAGTTTGCCACCGTGTTCAAGCACGATCGGCGTGTGTTTGCCGTTCGCGCCATCGATGTATTGCCGCACGCGCTCGTCGCTCACATGACGCTGCGTTGCCGTGAGCTCCGATATCGGTACCTCCCGGTACACGCTTCCGCGAATCGCCGCGCTGATTACGGTCCGATCGCGCTCGCTTTTGTAAGCGGTCTCGCGATCCCGGAAACGCATAGGCACGCGCATTACTCGGACTCCTTGGCGGGCGGCTTGTCGCCTGACTCTTCGGGCTTTGCCTCGGACGCCGCTTTGGCGACCTGCACCGTGGGTGGCGCTTTAAATTCACAGTCGGGGAAGTTGCGAATTCCAAATTCCGAGAGCGCGAATTTCTTCAGCTGCTCGGGATCCTTGAATTGCACCCCAGCCGTAGCCAGCTGGTTCATTCCGCCCCCAAGCGCCGCAAAGGCCGCGCTATTCCGTTGGTAACGGTCGATGGGCGCGACGTCCCAAGACGTAAATGGCGCAAGCGCGGCGTCTCCGAAATTCAAATACGCAAACGGCCGCTGGAAATCCCGATGCAACGTTTGCATCCACGACGTGTTGTCCCATTGCAGGCCTTGCTCGCGAATGTCCATATGCGCTTTCGTTGCCGCGAATGCGCCGCCCTCGACTTCGGTTGTCAAATTCTGAAACATGAGCGCGAGCACGATGCTCATGTCGCATCGATCGATCAGTCCCGGGAAAGCTTCCCAGTTGCCGGCCGCGGCTTCACGCAATTCGTAGTCGTACCCATTTTGCGCATCGACTCCGCGCGGGATTAGCATCGCGGAGTCGCTGCCAAGATTGTAAAGTGAGCTCTCGAATTTTGCGCGCTCGCCCGGATCCGCCGCCGCCGGTGTGTACCCGATTCGTGTGGGGAGCCCGTGCACCTCGCTGTATCGCGCCCAATCGCGGAGCGCGAAGTGGCGAATCAGCCACGGCTCAGCGACCGAGCGCACAGCGCCGCGAATCCACCCACGGTACTGGCCGTATGGCGCGTGCAAATACCATTTGCCGTCGCCAGGGTTGATCGACAGCAACCCGTCTTGCGAGATGGCCACGTACTTGCGCGCGATCCAGTGATAGAAAGTGAAGCGCGGATGCCAGGGGCGCGCATACGGCTTCCAGATCTCTCCGGCCGTGTCCCAAAGGATTTGGCCAGGCACGAATCCCATGAAGATCGATAGCGCTTGCGACTCCGGTAGCGCGTAGGACGATGCGAATTCCGGCCAATGCGCGGCCCATGCGTCGCAGCACTCCTTGGCAGCATCCGAGTCGTCCGCTGGCGTGTGCTTCACTTCGCGACCGAAAAGACCGCTGATGCGCGAGCCGAGTGTGGCTTGTACGCGATCGTCGCCAAGCATGCTGTCGACCAGCTGCCCACTGAGCTCGAAGATGCCCTCGAGATGACTGCGCAGCGCCTGGCGCGTCGCGGCCACGGTCCACGAGTTTTGGATCGTTACGAGCGGGAGATCTCGATAGACGATCCCCGGCCGCCGATTGACGATCGAATCCGCAAGCGGATCGCCTGGCGGCTGGAAAGCCGGATCGTTAAGCGGTATCTGCAACGGGTCGGTGCTTCCGACCATGTCTTGCACCGCGCGCGCAAGCTGCTCGGCAGGAATGGGCGTAGCAAATGGCGAGGCCGGTAAGCTACCGGGCGGGTACTCGCCATTGCCGTTAGTCGTCACGGAGCGACCGCCTCACGTGCACGCGGAATGATCTCAGGCACGCGCGGCTCATCGGTCAAAGCCGGAGGCGTGTAGCCATCCAGATCTAAAAGCGCATCCTCGAGCGTCGGACGCGGGGGACCGATCGCGTCTAGTTTGCTTGCGTCCTCACCGGCAAACGCACGCAAGTCCTCTTTCCAAAAAGTCGAGTAGCGCCACTGTCGAAACATCGGCGTCAGCTGTCCGTGCGTGTCTACGATTTCAGCCAGCGCACACAAGCCGCCGTTGGCCACGCTGCGATCGCTCCCCTCGGGATAGCGATACTCAGCGAGATTGATCACGCGCCCCGATGCGTGTCGGCGACTAGCGGTAACGAAAGCTACGCCGGTGGCCTTGGTCGCGCGCGACACGAATGCGACGTACCAAGAGCGCACTACGCGATTGCGCGCATCGGCCATCATGCGCTGATGCGCTTCGAATGCTTCTTCAATCGATGGCGCGGGCGGTGGTGCCGGCGCGCGTGCCTCTTCGATGATCGTGCGCAGCTGCTCGCGCGTGAGTGAGATGACTTCGTGCTTTGGATCTTGAGGCTCTTGTTTGGCCATGGCGTTGCTCCCTTAAGCGGCGCTCTGCTCGCTTGGGGCAACGTTGACAGAAAATGACCTAGCTGGGCAAGCCCCAACGTCGCAAGGCGCCACATCTAGACACCGGCCCTCCGGGAGCCCAAATTCTCAGAATGTTCAAGCGCAATAAGCCATCAGCCCCACCGGATCGCCCAGTGTACGGTCCGAGTGTGCCAATTACGACGGAGCCCGTTTATTCACCAGCGGCCAAGGCCGACCCGGCGCTGGACCCGTTTCCGGAGGCAGTGCCGCCGGCGAAGCAAAAGACGGTAGCTGCTCCCACCGTCGCGTCACCCAAGCGTCTGCTCTAGTACCGCGGCCTTCCGCCCGTCGTCGGCGCCCCCGAGCTCGACCCCATGACTCCGTCGTGCAGCGATACAAGTGCATCAACTTCGTCGTCAGGGTCGCCTTCTGCCCCGCGAAAAAGCTGCACGCGACGCATAAAGGGACCCCATTCGTCCGCAACGGGCACTTGGACCTTTCCGCCATTCCACGAGACCCGCGTGCGCTGCGACCTGACCAGCTTATTAAATCGTGCCGGAATCGCCTGTACCTGCAGACCTCTGGAAGCCAGATAGTGCACGGCTCCGATTTCCGGCCCGCTCACATACGAGTAAATTGGCATTTGCCCGTACACGGCTATCGCGTCTCGAATCTCGGCTTCGATCGCGTTTAGGTCTGCATGCGTTCTCCGGGTTCGTCTCAAAAACAAGGCGCCTCCGTAAGCTCTACCCACAACGAGCGCAAAGTAGTCGGCCGTAGCGGCCGAGCTGTAAGCCATGTCCAATCCGGCGGCGTCACGGAAGCCGTGGAAAGCGGGGAGCTCCACATACCGCGCTGGCTCTCCGAAAACCTCACGACCAGGGACGAAGGGCTGATTCTGGAATTGCGCATGCCAAAGCCTCTCACTTGGGTCGACCTCTGCCAGCTCGCGCCTCGTGCGCTCCAATGACTCGGCCGACCAAACGTCCTCAGCAAAGGCCCTACCGTCCGCGTCTAAAGCCCCGTGGTGCACGTACTGCCAGGTCTCAGCCTTGCGCAGCAAACGACGTCCTATCGGATCGTCGGGATGCCAGCGACTCATCACGATCAGCACCGAGCCGCGTTGGCCCGCACGTACAGCTCGAGCGGTGTAGTGGGCGATCGCATGGTCGACCGCATCGCGCGTTACTGCGTCATCGGCCGTAAGCTCGGTGATTGGGTCGTCGCAGATCAGGACGTCGACATCCCGACCAAGCCGGCTTTGCTTGGCGCTCATCGTACAGACCCCGCCGCCTGATTCGTTCTTCCAGTCGACTATCGTATTTTCCCCACGCACCGGGCCCACACCGACTTGCTCGCACACGGTGCGAATCATTTTCCCCAGCTCATTCGCCCGCTCGTGATCAGCCACGAGCAGAATCACCCGGAGTTTTGGATTGCGGCACAAGAGCCACGCAACTCCGTAAATCGTCGTCCAGGTTTTGTAGTGCCTTACCGGGATCGCGCAGCAGGCACGCACCCCGCCCCGCTCCACGCTCTCGATTAGCTCGCACCATTCGCGTAGGTGATGCGGCGCGCGGTGCTGGCCGCTAGACGCCAGCGGTATCCACTCAAGTAGGCTCAGTTCTCTGGCGCGCTGCAGAGCCTCCGACATCACGGCATTCCCGGCTCGTCCGAGAATAGCCCAATGAGCCAGCGCAAGGTTTGCACCTCGAGCCACGCTCGCTCGAGTAGCGCTGCGAACGCAACGATGGCGTCAGCCAAGGTGAATAAGACGATCACTCCACAACCGCCCTAACCATCCCGCCGACC